ACTCGGCGTCGGGCTCCTCCGCCGCCGCTTCGTTCGGGTCCGGTGCGGCATCCGGTTCGGCGATCCACGGCTTCCAGTCGTTGGCGTCACGTCCGGCCGAGTCGAGCCCGGTGGTCCAGCGTTCGATGTGGTCGTCGTACAGCAGCTCAGCCCGCAGGTAGCGGCCGTCGCACCACTTCTTGATCGTGAACTTTTTGCGGCGCGGGTTCTCCTCGTCGTAGATCACCCGCACGGTCTGCGGCGAGTTGTAGAACATCTCGACGCGGACGACGTTGCCCTTCTCGTCCTCGACGGGCAGGACCATCAGGTAGGCGTCGCCGAACTCGCCCGCCTTGCGCACGAGGTCGGGGAGTTCGAGGTTGAGCTGGTTGTCCTGCCAGATCTTCGAGATGAGGGTGTTGGTGTCCTTGTCAGGGCTGGTGATCGACGCGACTTTCAGCCGGGTGGCGACGGCGTTGACGGGGGTCTTCGCAAAGTTGAGGTCGAAGTCGATCTGGTGGGCGCGCAGGGCGGCCCGGATGCGACTGGAGGCGAAGATCTCGGGCGCGGTGCCGTGGTAGTACATGGCGGCCCGGTCGTATCCGGGGCGCGACTCGGCGAGCTCGTCGATGCCGTACATCAGGTCATCGATACTCACACCCACCACCCTTCATCAAGGTGATGATAGCTCGCCACCTTCGAATCAAAGGTAACTGCCGCTACTTGCCTGTGGAACCTTCCTCGGCTTAGAGGTAGCTGGCGCTGCTCGCGGTCGGTGGAGCCTTCTTCGGCGGAGGCCGCAAAAATCGGAGCACGGGGTTCCCGACGGCATCGACGAGGTCATCGTTGAGCCCGTTCGGGAAGGCGCACATCTGCTCTTCCAAGGCAGGCAGCGGCTCCGCGTGGACGACGCGCGCGGGCAGCAGTTGGTACAGATTGAGGACCCGCGCGGCGCGTACCTCCTTGGCCTCCGAGTTCGAGAAGGTGATCACGCGTACCGGTAGGTCGTTGAACACCTCATGCCAGAGGTCGCCGCCCTGGTTCGCCTCGACGAGGATCGCGCCGATCTCCGGGAATGAATCCAGCAGCTGCAGGACCCTCTCCCGCAGCTCCCTACCCCGCAGCTTGACCGCCTCCGCATGCTCGACCAGGCAGCGCGCAGGCATCGGCCGCTGGCCGTCCCGGGCCGGGCGGGCGGGGGCGCAGCCGACAACCGCCAGCCCCGTGAAGTCCGACTTCTTCTTCGTCGTGACGGCACCGTCGACGGACAGATACGTGCGGGCCACAGGGAAGCGGCCGTAGGTGAAGTCGTCCTCGGTCCAGTAGTCGGAGTTCGCGCTCGACGGCTGGTTCAGGAAGTTGAGCTTAAAAGATCTTGTCGATCGGACCTGCACCATATAGCTCATGGGCCACTTGGCGGGCCAGATAGACCGCTCCCCGCCCTCGGTGTTGATGATCGGCTCGTAGTAATGGACCCGGAACTTGTCCTCCTTGATCCAGGCGGCAGGCTCCTCCTTCGTGGTGACGCTCTTCACGCACTGGTGGATCAGCCCTCCCGCCATGGTGGTGGTTCCGACGACGACCACCCGGGCGAACTCCGACAGAGGCAGGATCACGTTCTGGAGCGTGGAGAGCCGCTTCTTCGCCTGATGGACGCTGTAATTCGCCTCCCCACTCTCGATGTCGTCGCAGATCAAGGCGTCGGGGCGCTGCCGGCCGACCTTGAGGCCGAGGTTGCCAGAGTCGATACCGCGGGCCGCGAAGGTGAAGCCGTTGGCCATCTGGATCTGCGACTGCCGGTCGGCAACGACACTGCCTCGCGGCCGGGTGGCCGGCGTCGTTAGGTCGGGGAAGTCCTCGCGCAGTAGAAGGTTGCCGTCCAATTCGGCCTTGAAGGTTGATAGATGCGTCTCCGCCTGTGAAGCGCTGTCCGAGAAGGCCGCCACGAAGTGGATGAAGCCGTGAGCTGCAGCCCACATCGGGATGATGAGGAACCACCACGTGCTCTTTGCCGACTCTCGCGGGCTGATGAAGACGTCTCGGGCGGAGCGCGGTTCGGTGACAGGGCGCACCCACTGGCGAGCCCGGCGAGCCCAGTCCAAATGGCAGTCGGCGAAAGTGATCTGCTCCCCGGTCTGCTTGCCCTTCAAGTGGTGGGGCAAATACAGCAGGGCAAAAGCGAGGGGATCGAGGCGCGTCAGGATTCGCCGGCCCTCGCTCGACTCCAACAGGCGCTCGTCGAGCCCGTTGAGATAGCTGTCCAGGGAGAACGTGGCGGAGTTGTACGGCTCGCCCGTCTCATCGCAGAGGTACGCGCTACTCGACATGGCCCCAGCTTCGGCGGCGGGCGATCCGCCAGGTCTGGGCGTAGGGCAACTTGAAGCGCTCTGCCAAGGCGGGAATTGGCGTGCCTGACTCGGCCCCTTGCCGTATCTCCCTCACGATGTCTTCTGTGATTGTGAGCCCGCGCTTCTCTGCCTCGTAGCGACTTCGCGCGGCGCTGATCTTGGCCTTCGACTCGTCCAGCAGCCGGTGCCCCTTCATGGTTTCCGCGCGCTTCCTGCGGGTTTCCTCCGACTGCGGCGGGCGCCCTGCCGCTGCTGCAACCAACGCCGCTCGGTGCTCATGGGTGAGCTTGCGGCCGGTTTTAGCTGCGGACAGCTTGGCTTTCGACTCTGCGGACATTGGTCCCCGGAGTGCCGCTGCGGCGCGGAGCTTCTGTCGCACTTCCTCGGTGATCGGTCGACCTGGGCGGCCGGCGTTGGCGGCGGAGAGTTTGGCGCGCCACTCGGGGTCCATTACTCGCCCCTTCAGCTTTGCCGACATCTTGGCGCGCGCCTCTGGGCTGTGCACATGTCCGGGTAGGCCGCCTCGCCCGCCAGTCGTAACGTTGAGGAGTTCGAAGCCCTGGCTTCGTAGCAGATCAATCCAGGCGGCCTCCCGGTCTCCGATGGTCTCTGGGGTACACACCTCCAGGACGACCGACTTGATCTCGTGGCCGAGCTGACGGTGTTTCTTGATCCATCGGGCAGACGGAAGTGTCGGCGTGCGCCCGGTCTTGAGATGGATGCGAAGCCGCGCTTGGGCGCCGATCTGCGTCATGCCGACATAGCGGTGCGTCTCGCCGTCAGTCGAGAGCGCGTAGATCACGCATAGCGGCTCGCCGTCAGTTGTAGCGTGGGTCATGCCTGCCTGCTTTCTCAGGTGGGCCACGCCCCGGGAGTGTCTTCAGCACTCGCCGGGGTCTTCGTTGCGTGGGAGTCCTTCAATTGTCCCAGGCCACGGGCTATTTGGTGCCCTTTTATGACCATGAGTCAGTCCTGATCGACTTCGATATCGAACTCTTCGACCTCGGTCTCCACGCGCAGCATGACCATCCCGACGGGCGGCGGGACTTGGCCGGACTCGGGCCGGATGCGGATGGGTGCGACGATCTCGTACCCCTGCATGGTGAGGCGGTCGCGGAGGTGCTGGGTGAGGGCGGCCCGGTAGCCGCCGTCGTGCATCAGCCAGGACGGTACGAGGGATTCGATGTAGTGGCTGCTGCGGGTCACGCGTCACCGCCGTCGAGGATCTGCTGCTCTTCGACCCGCATCTTGGCCTTGGCTTCGCGGAGCATCTCCTGGAGTTCGAGGTCTTGCTGGGTGACTTCGCGGACGGTCGCGTCGACCTTGACGGCGGCCTCGACACCGGTGAGTTTGGCGCGGCGTTCACCGTTGCGGCGGCGCGCTTCTTCGATCTTCAAGAGTCGGTCGACGGCCTGGAGCACGAACCCGTCGTCCTCCATCGGCTCCTCGGTGTCGGGGTGGAGGATGACGCGCCCGTTGGAGACGGTGATGTGCCGGCGTGTGAGGACGGTGCGGACTTCTTCTTCGAGGCCGTTGAGGCGTTCGAGTTCGGCGTCGAGCCGTTCGAGTTCGAAGAAGAGGACCGACTCGGCGGGCTCGGGGATGACGTCGGCGATGGCGCGCTGGACTGCACGGTAGGCATTGCCGCGGTCAGCGAAGGCAAGCCGTTCGGCGATGGCCGTGTAGGACCAGCCTTGGCCGCGGAGGATGGCGGCTTCGGCATCCCGGGCTGCGGTTTCGGGGCGGCGGGCGAAGCGGTTCTTGTCGTCGCGGTGGCGGTCTTGTGGGCTGGCCATGGTGGGCGCCTCCTTCGGCCTGTACCTTTGAATCGTAGGTCAGAGTGTTACTGAAGCTTTGATTCAATGGAATTCTGGCTGATGGCGTCCCTCATGGAGGACGGTGCACAGTGGTCAGCGACAGGGGCGGACGCGCCGGATTCGTCTACCGGTCGAGGCAGTCCGTGTATCGCGCGTTGCGCCGCAAGGGCATGCCGAAGTCGAAAGCCGCGAGGATCAGCAACGAGGGCGTGACCCGCGCCGGGCGCAGCCTCATGGCCCGTAAGGCGGCGAAGACGCGCCGCTCGCACGGTCGCAGGCGGTAGCATCCCCGAACCGCGCGCAGGGGGTGCGTGCGGCTAGTGGGGGTGCGTGATGGGGATTCGACTGGGCGGTTCTGTTGGCCCGTTGAGTTTGTCGATGTCGCCAGGCCGGGCCGCGGGCGGCTTCTTCGGCCTGTGCTGGCTGTCGATGGTATGGATGTTCAAGCTGTTCTTCTGGATGCTGTTCGCCGGCTACTGGGTTCTGCGGGCGATCTACTGGGAGGCGCCGCGGGCCGGCTGGCGGTGGTGGCAGCGGCGGCAGGGCGTGCGCGCGGCAGGGTCGTAGCACGCGTGTGGCCCTGCCCCGGTCGTTGGGGTCAGGGCCACGGTCATGCGGCTCGCGGGTTGTCGTCTGCGACGGCGGCTTCGCATCCTCGGCAGTCCCGCACGTCGTTGAAGATCCACGCGTCGGTCTTGTATCCGGTCTTCCCGCAGGCCGCCTGCAGCAGGTCCCACCACCGGTGTTCGTCGGGCACGCGCACTCGGTGCAGGGTGCGGCCGTTACGGAAGCGGACGGCGGCCGGGTACTGCTTGGCGATCGTCGGGGCGCGGGCGGTCACTCGGACCATCCAATGAGGCGGAACTCGACGCCTTGCTCTTCCAGTTCCCGCTTCGAGGAGCAGACCTCGGTGTCCCAGACGAGGCGGAGGATCGCGTCGCCGTGCGATGGCGGGCTGGTCTGGTATTCGCCCCAGATCTGGCCGTGGTTGTCGAGGAGGATCGCGTCGTGCTTGTCGGTGGGGCGCTCGGCGAGCGGCATGAGTCCCGCTTCGACGGCGGCGCGCAGCCACTCTGCGGCCTCGGACATGAGCACCGTCTGGCTGCCGCTGCTGAGCTGGTCCCAGCTGGGGTTGAGGCCGCTGCCGGACTCGTGGGCCATGTCTTGGCGCCGCTTGGCGAGTTGGCGGGCTCGGGGGTCGGTCATCAGTCCTCGTCTCGGTCGGTCCAGTACGCGCGGTCGTAGCGGGCGCAGGTACGGGGGTCGTCTTCCCACCAGTCGTGCGGCGTGGGCTCAACCAGCGGCACGTCGGGCGCGGGCTCGGCCGGGGCGGTCACCGGCGCGCTGCCAGCAGGTACGGATTGCGGGAGTGCGGCGCCCGCTTCTCGACGACCCAACCGGCCGCTTCGAGCGTGGTGGCGTAGGCGTCGACCATGCGGTGCCGCGCCGCGGCCATTTCGTCGTCGCTGGGGCGGTCCGGGTCGAGCAGGTCGGGTTGTGCAGTGGCGTGCGAGACGCGCGCCCTCTCGCCGAGACCGGCAACGACGGAGAACCCGCCGACGACAGTGCGGCCGTACTCGTTGCACGTGACCTCGCGGTGAGCGGGGGTCAGGATCTGCACGGCTTCTTCGACGATCGAGTTGGACGGCATTCAGGGCTCCTATCGTTGCTGGCCGGGCATGTCGCCCCAGCCGAAGACGTATCCAGGGTTGTGGGCGGCAAGCACCTTGTTGGCGACCCGAATCCGGGCCTCAAGGTGCTGCCGGGCTTCCGCGTACTGCCCGCCTCGGCATTCCGCGTACAGGCGGGCAGCCTCCGCACCCTGACCGACAGCTGCCTGCACGCGGGCCGGAAGCTGACCGGCGGACAGGGCGGCGACCGCGTCCGGGACCGGGATCGTGGTGCGCGGGAAGGCGATCACGACGTCTCCTGCAGCAGCTCGATGGTCTGCGTCTTGCCGATCTCCGCCATCTGCTTGTCGGTGGCCAGGTAGACACGTCCGCCCTGGTCGCACTTGAAGTGAAGGATGCCCTCGACTCCGTCGAGGGTGAGGACGTCGAGGACGAGGCCGGTCATGACGCCGACGCGGCCGTGGTTGCCGGGGGTGCGGCGGACGATGATGCGGTCGCCCTTGGCGGGGGTGTAGGCCATGGCGGGTTCCTCCCGGGTCAGGCTGCGAGGGCGAGTCGCGCGGCCACGATCTTGTAGGCGGGCTTCCGGGGCTTGTAGCTGAGGGCGATGACCGCTACCTGCTGGGGCGTGAACCTCGCGCAGTTCCGCATACGTCGTCCGGCGTGGGTGCGGCCGGTGATCCCGACGACGCCGAGCTTCGCGGCGACTTTGCGGAGGGTGCCGACCATGCTGGCCGCGTCCCGGTGGGAGAGTCCGTGTGCCATGGCGTGGGAGGCGAGGGTGCCGGTGCCGCGCCGGTTAATGCGGGCTGCGGCGCGGGTGGCGGTCTGCCTGCTGCGGATGGCGGCGCGGCGTTCGCGGCTGGTGCGGATCATCGGGTCCCCCTTGGTGCGGTGTCTACTGGCTAGACGTCTACAGAATAGACAGAGGTGCAGTGTCACGTCTACCCGGTAGACACAATTGCGTCTAGGAAACAGACGCTCGCCGTGAGACCATGCAGCTCATGACCACCGACTGGGAGAAGCAGCTGGGGCGGCGCGCAACAGCCGTCGACCGAGCCAAAGAGGCGCTCGACGCCGACATCGCCGCCGCACGTCTCGACGGACACTCATTCCGCGAGATCGGCTCCTGGGCCAACGTGAACCACGAACGCGCCCGGACCATCTGTATCCGCATCAACGGCGACTCCCGCACCCGCACCGAACGGGAACCCGCCCCCGAGTAGCCGCTTCCCGGATTCGGCCCCCTCTCCCCCACCCGCCGCGCCACACTGACGGGATGGCGCTGAGGTTCACCGTGCAAGGCGACAGCGAGCAGGAGACCGCGGCCGGGCTGCAACTGCTGGTGGAGGCCGGCCTGCAGCTGGCGATGCCGCCCCGGCAGCTCACCGACGACCGCTGGATGGCGCGGGCTGTACCCGCAACGACGGCCCGGACCGATGACGGTCCGGGCCGTTCCGTGTCCGGATAGGTCAGCGGCGCGGTTTGATCACGTCCTTCTGCCAGATGGCTCGCCTGCTGTCGACGCTGGTCTCGTGGTATTCGGGCCCGTTGTGGACGTGCACGTCAGGCAGGGCCGCCTTCTTGGCCTTGCTGATCATTCCGCCGATTGCGGTGGCGAGCATGGCGGCGCCGGCGAACGGGGCGGCCACGGTGAGGATGCCGGCCAGGGTCACTGACGACAGGCTGTGGATCACCGAGGACAGGCCCTTGCAGGCGAGCCAGATCGCACAGCCGAGACCGACCGATCCGGCGCCGACACCGATGGATCCGACGGCGAGTCCGAGCGCCCACCGGGGCACAATCCGGCTGTCGGGCTGGGGGACGGGTGCCGCATCGCCGACTCTCGGCCCGTCTTCCCATGACGGGATGGCTGGGTCGTTGATGCGGAAGCTGGTGGGCGCGTAGGCGTCGGCGATGAGGCGCTGGGCTTCGTGGTTGGCGGCCTCCTCGCTGAGCGGCGTGGTGGGCTCGGGCATGCGGGTTCTCCTAGTCGATTTCGCCGGTGCCGTGGCACACGGAGCAGCGGACGCGGGTGGTGTCGTGCAGACGGGACTTGATCTCGAAGTAGCCGTCGGTGCATCCGGCGGGGCAGGCGTTGACGGGTTCGGGCTTGTAGTCGGGGTCGGGCTCGTGGCCGCCGGCTCGTGCATCCCAGGCGGCGCCGATCGCGGCGGCTTTGGCTGCGGCGACGGTGTCGGTGGCGTGTTTGGCGGCGGCCTTCTTCGCGGTGCGGATGGGCCGCTTGATCGCGCGCTTGACGGTGTTCTTGCGGCGGCGCGCAGCAGGCTTGATCAGCCGCTTCCAGTACACGTCGCGGACCGCCCGCTTCACGTCGTCGACGATCACATCCGGGTGGAGGACGCCTTCGAGGACGGCGCCGCCGACTTCGACCCGGAACGTGTCGATGTCCTCGGCGCGCTCCCGGCCGCTGCTCGCGGCCTGGATCTCCTTGAGCATGCCGAGGGTGATGAGGGGCTCTTCCCAGCTGTGGGACTGCCAGCAGTTGCCCCGCACGGGGAACGCGTCGATGAAGCCCGTGCCGTCGAGGGTGTAGGCCTCAGAGCCGCAGTCGGGGCACAGGTTGGGGTGCCCGTCGATCGTCATCTGCTGGATCTTCAGCGTGAGCATGTTTCCTCCTCTCGTTGATCGTTTCGGGTCGCGGACCTTGCCAGGACCCTGCCGGGTGCGTCCGTTTGTGCAGGTCAGACCCTGCCGGGACCTTGCCGCGGGCGCACTTGGTCCGGGTGGATCCTGCCGAGGACCGGCAGGG